TGGAGATATTGTTATTGAAGACAATCTACAGATTGAACGTCCATATGTTGATCCAAATACTTTAGGAACAACAGCAACAGAAATAGCAGAATATAAACAACACGAATTTTTGGCTAGAGCAATTATTGATTCAATAGTTAATGGATTTTATTATAGACGTAATTACCTAGAAGTTGTAGGACAAGAAACAGACTATATTCCTCTTTGGGATAGAACACATAAAATTTTAAAGGCATATGAAAATGCAGAACTAGTATATGATACAAGTGACGCAGATGGTCCAGCACTTGGAGACTTTAATTATATTATCACAAAAGATAAAACAGCAATTACAAAAGATCCTGTTCAAGCAACAGACTCATTAAATAGAGCAGAAAGACGCCCATCAAGAATTCCTTTGGCAGTCTCTGACTCATACGCATTATTTGATACAGGAGACAGCGGAAACACACAGACAATTACCCCTGGTGTAGGATTCCAACAAGGTACAGACTATATTTTCTTACTTGAAACTGGATATAAAGTTGTACCCATTGATATTCAAGATGCAACTAAACTGTTAATTGATGATATTAAGTGTGGGAAATTAGATTACTATAAAAGATATGTAAAGAATTATAGTACTGATCAATTTAAGATTGAATATGATAAGAGAATGATTGAGGGTACTGGAAATATTATTGTAGACAAGATTTTGTCTAAATATGTTAATAATATTGTTCGTCCTGGAGTGTTGTAATGACTGTATGTGAAATTACAGATTTCATGTATCCAATGAAGGCAGATATATATTTTCCAATCCTTGCCCAAGGCGACTATGGACAACCTAAAAAAGACTGGGTATACGACAGAACAATTATATGTAATGCAACACCAGTAGGGGGAGCAGGAACTGAAGATATAAAGCCAGAAGCATTTTTGCAATATGAAAATAAACTAATTGCACGAACAAGTAATGATCCAAGACTATCATCTAATGGTTCATACAATGCAATAACGAACATACTGATTACAAACATCAGAACCGCAAATGATTTGGTTATATATAAAGAAACTGCAGGCGCTAGATCTGGTAGAGGAACTATTTATGAAATAGCAACTGTAGAGCCTTTTACTGGGCCATTTGGAAATATAGAATATTATAAAATGCTCTGGCGCAGAACTGAGAATCAAACGGTAGGCGACTAATGATAGTCACAATGAACTCTAAAAGTTTTGAAATGCAAATGAATAACATAGTTAATTATTCCTTTGGTTTTTTAGAAGGAGTTCAAAAAGGTAAAAAAATATTTCTTGATAAACTTGGCAAAGGTGTAATACAGGCCCTTGCTCAATACGTTGATGTTGAGGCAAGATCTAATCCAAAAGCATTACATCACGTTTATGAATGGAATCAAACTGGAAGCCCTACATCTAGGTTGTTTGATCTTAATTATACAGTTAGCAATCTTGGACTATCAATTAACTCTACATTTAGACAATCAAGAAGTGTATCAGAAAACATGACAGTGCCTTTTTATAATAAAGCCAAGATTATGGAAAATGGAATTCCAGTTACAATTTCACCTACTAGATCACAAGTTTTAAAATTTAGTGGTCCAAATGGAGATGTTTTTACTAAGAAACCAATTAAAGTTGATTCTCCAGGAGGAGATGCAGTATTTGGCAGTTTTGAATCAACAGTTGATATTTTTATTTCAAGATATTTTAAACAATCATTTTTAAAAGCATCTGGACTTTATGAATATATTAAAAAACCAACATTATATAAAAAGAATCTAAAATCTGGATCAAGAATGGGAAGAAGCAAAGGTATTGAAACTGGATTTAAATGGATTGCCAATGCAACAATTGGAGTAGAATAGACCTATGACTATATTAACAGATACTGGATTTCCACCAACATTTTTAAATGGATACATTCTTTCAGAATTGGCTCATTATAATTTAATTGCTGAAGCAGACCTACTTAATCCAAGCCCAATGGTTCCAGCACAGTTTCCAACAAACATTGAAGATTTATACAATGACAACATTGTAATAAGACAAACAGAAAGTCCACTGTTGGTTGTGTATGACAGACTTATGAGGTTTAGGCCAACGCCATTCTATGCTCGTAAAAGAGAACAATTAATATATTTCTTGTATTCAACAGATGTTGGAAAATTGATAGACTCTGTTCGTGTAATATCTAATGCCCTTGATCGTGAAGATTCATCAGCGCAAGATATCAACTCCTGGGCTATTGCAAATCCAGTCCTAAACTCTCAAGGGGATACAATTCCATACAACATCTTCTTTCACAACACTAGGGTCTATCAAGCAGATGAAAGTAGAGACGTTGCAGAGTTAGCCTCAGCAAGAACCCTTTTTGTCAATAAGATTATTGTTGAGTATGACTACCATATAAAAACAGAGGCCGATTCTAGATATACATAAAAGGCAGTATAATTAGTTTTGAGGAAACACGCCAAACAACTTAATAATACTTTATGAAAGAGGTGAACAAATATGCCATATAGCCGTGGTACGTCAAATAACATTATCGTTGGTGCAGCAGCACTTTTTGTTGCGGATACAACACTTACTCCAGGTACACTGGAAGGTTTTGATTCAAGCGAGTCTTTTAAGACTACGCTTTCAGCACAAGCAGATTACACCAACGTAGGTTACACCATGAACGGTCTTGAACTACAATTCCAACCTGATTTCGGTGAGGTTGCAGTTGATCAGATTCTTGACGTTGCAAAACTATATAAGCAAGGTATGCAAGTTAATCTTGCTACCGCTTTTGCTGAAGCAACATTAGAAAACTTGCTTCTTGCACTAGCATTCAAAGAGACACAACTTACAGGAAACAAGGCAGCATCTACAGGTAAGACACTTAATCTATCTGCAGGTGAACTTGGAGAATGTCCAGTAGAACGAGGAATCGTTGCTGTTGGACCAGGAACTGGAGACTGTGACGCATCTGATTCTATTGAACGTGTTTACACAGCATACCGTGCTCTCTCAATTGAGAATGTAACAGTATCTGCTAAGCGTGACGAAGCATCAATGTTTGAAGTTTCATTCCGTCTTCTTCCTGAAGACACATCTGGATCCTATGGTAAGATCGTAGATCGTACTTGGGGACAGTCATAATCTAACTTTAGATTAACTAAAGGCCCACTTCTAACGAGGTGGGTTTTTTGTTTTGTCTATGATAGAATAGAAAGATTATGGCAACAACTGTTTATCAAAGTAAAATAATAAATCTAATTGATGGTTCAGAATTAGAAATAACTCCATTAAAAATAAAATATTTACGTGAATTTATGGAGGCGTTTGAAGATGTTAAATTAACAAAAAATGATGACGAAGCCATAGAGAATTTGGTTGAGTGTGTAAGAATAGCAATGAAACAATACTATCCAGAAATATCAAAAACAAAAGAAGCCGTAGAAGATAGTTTTGATATGCCAACAATTTATAAAATATTAGATGTTTCTGCTGGAATTAAAATTAATCAAAAATCAGAAGAGCCTGTAAAGGATCAAGCAACAGATAGTGGAGCAACATGGTCAGACTTGGATCTTGCAAAAATAGAATCTGAGGTTTTTTTATTGGGTATTTGGAAAGATTATAAAGAATTAGAAGAATCATTATCTATGCCAGAACTAATGGCAACTCTATCAAGTCGTAGAGAACTTGATTATGAAGAGAAAAAATTTCTTGCAGCAATTCAGGGTGTAGATTTAGATAAAGAGGCTGGATCTAGCAGGGGACAAAAAGAATGGGAAGATTTAAAGGCAAGAGTATTCAGTAAAGGTGCAACAAATGATAGCAATGATATCTTAGCACTTCAAGGACAAAATGCAAGGCAAGCAGGGTTTGGAATTGGTATGGGTCTTGATTATGAAGACCTTAGAAAATAGCGTTTCTATGCTATAATTGCTATTAACCTATAGGAGGAAATAATGGCAACAACTACGCATGAGGAACAAATTCTTACGCTAATTGATGGCACAAAGGTTACAGTACGTCCTCTAAAAATCTCTCTACTTCGTCCATTTATGAAGAAGTTTGAGGGTGTGGGAGCAGTGGCGGATAACAATGAAAAATCTATGGACATTCTTATGGAATGTGTTCAGATTGCAATGAAACAATATAAGCCAGAACTCTCAGAAGACGTTTCAAAGTTAGAAGAGATTGTTGATCTTCCAACTGTTTACAAGATTGTTGAAGCAGCATCAGGTGTAAAACTTGCTGAAGTTTCAGACGTTCTTGGCGTAACTATGGCTGAATAATTTAAAGAGGTATGGAACTAAATGGCTGATGTTAATGCAAATATTGACATTAATATTGATTCATCTGCTGCATTAGCACAGTTAAAATCTCTCCAACGACAGATTGCACAGTTCCATACCTCAATAGCCAAATCAAGTGAAACGGCAGCACTTGCACAAAAAAGTTTACAAAAAAATCTTTTAAGTAGTATAAATTCTATCGGTGCTTTTTCAGCCGAGATGCGAACAGTTAAAACATCTGCAGAATCATTTACGCATGCATTAGAGTCAAACAAATTTTCAATGCGAGAATACTTCCGTTATGCGGGAGCATCAACAAAAACATTTGGTCGTCTGTTTAAAACAGAGTTTGACACAATTGGCAAAGTAGCAGAAGAACGTGTAAAAAGACTACAAACACAATATATTAAAATGGGCCGTGATACAAACGGCACAATGAAAGCAATGGCTATTATGCCAACTCAACTTAATATGGATGATTATGGAACACAGGTTCAATTAACAGCACAAAAACAAGCATTATTTAATCAATTAATGAAACAAGGATCTACCAATCTTTTAAATTTTGGTAAAAATACACAGTGGGCTGGTCGTCAGTTGATGGTTGGTTTTACTCTTCCATTAGTTGCATTTGGAAGCACTGCATCAAAAGCCTTTATGGATATGGAAACTCAAGCATTAAAATTTAGAAAAGTTTATGGAGATTTATTTACAACTCCAGCACAAAGTAACGAAGCACTTGCTGGAGTTAAAGAACTTGCCAACTCATTTACAAAATATGGTGTTGCAGCATCTCAAACGGTAGGACTTGCAGCAGATGCAGCAGCAGCAGGTTTTCAAGGATTAGATTTACAAGCACAAACTAAAGAAGCAACAAGGCTTGCTGTTCTTGGTCAAATTGATCAGCAACAGGCTCTTCAAACAACTATTGCATTACAAAATGCTTTTAGTATTTCATCACAAGATCTTGCATCTAATATTGATTTTTTAAACGCTGTAGAAAACCAAACTGTAACATCTCTTGATGATATTACAACAGCAATTCCAAAAGTTGCTCCAGTAATTCAACAATTAGGTGGTAACGTAAAAGATCTTGCATTCTTCTTAACAGCAATGAAAGAAGGTGGAATAAATGCATCAGAAGGCGCTAACGCACTTAAATCTGGTCTTGCATCTTTAATCAATCCAACTAAAAAAGCATCAGATATGCTTGCATCATATGGAATTAATGCAAAGGCTATTGTTGATAACAATAAAGGTGATCTTAAAGCAACAGTTATTGGCTTTGCAGAAGCATTAAATAAATTAGATCCACTGGCAAGAGCAAGAGCAATTGAACAAATGTTTGGTAAATTTCAGTTTGCTCGTCTATCAACATTATTTGCTAACGTAGCAAAAGATGGAAATCAAGCATCTCGTGTTCTTGATTTAGCAAATGCTTCTGTTGAGCAACTTTCAGCATTATCTGAAAAAGAATTAGGAATGACTGCTGACTCTGCAATGAATAAATTTAAAAAGAGCGTTGAAGATTTAAAGGTAGCCCTTGTTCCAGTTGGCCAGGCATTTTTACAAGCAGCAACTCCAATAGTTGAATTTGTTGGAAATATTCTTGAAAAATTTGGCAAACTTTCAGACGGAACAAAAAAAGTAATTACCCTGCTAACAGTAGGAATAGGTGCTGCAGGACCAATACTTCTTATGACATTTGGCTTGCTTGCTAATGGTCTTGCAAACATTATAAAATTATTTTTAACTCTTCGTGGTGGATATCTAAGATTAACTGGTCAAACACAAGTTCTTGGTGAACAAACACAGTACATGACTATGGAACAGTTAGATGCTGCAGCAGCAGCACACTCTCTTAATCAAACACATGCTAATTTAACACAAACATTTACAGCAGAAACATCAGCAGTTAAACAACTTGTTCTTGCTTATGAATCCGCTATTAAGGCTTCATCAAGTTTTGCAATGGCAAATCCAGGAATGATGATGCCAATCAAGGGACGTAAAAAGTTTGCAAAGGGTGGTGTTGTTCCAGGATCTGGAAATGGAGACACAGTTCCAGCAATGCTTACACCTGGAGAAGTGGTTGTTCCAAAAGGTATTGCTAAAGAAAATATGGGATTACTTGCATCATTATTTTCTGGCAAGGTTGCAAGTAGATATGCAAAAGGTACATTAAATGTAGGTGGAAAAGCAGTTGAAATGAATTTTAATTCTGCTGGAGCGCTTGGACAAATACAATCAGTAATTAATAAAATTTTGTCTGGAGGAACAGAGTTAACCGATGCAGAAGGTATAGTTGCAGAAACATTAGTTAGAGTTGCAGATGATTCTAAAGTTAGTTTTAGATCATTTATAAAAGAATTAGATATTGTAACTCATTCTTTAGAAAATGTACAATTAAAAGAATCAGTTGTTGGAGCAAGAAAATATAGTGCAAAAAAGGCTGGAATTACAGCAAGTATTCCAGAACAAATGGCAAGCCGTGGCGCTGCAGGTGCAGAAGAAGTAGCAAGAGCAAATGCTGCAGCAGAAGCAGTATATAAAGAATATCAAAACCTTGGTATTACTGGCAGCAAACTAAATGAGGCACTTCAAATTGACAGAGCACATGTTATTGAAATTGTAAATGCAGAAAAAAGATATGGTGAAGCATGGCAAGAAAATGCATTTGTTGTTCAAACCCACGCTGAAAATGAATTAAGCCAATCTCTTACATATGAAAGAAATCAAAAAGCATATCTAACTGCATTATCTAAAGTAGATGCAACAGATCAAGAAAAAAATGTTCTTCAAGAAAAAATTACAAAAAATCTTGCATTAACTGAAGATGAATTACAGATACAAGCAAAAGTATTAAAAGAAATGCTTGCAGATACTGCCCTTATGAAAACAACGTCTGCAGGACTTGCAACAACAGCAAAAGGCGCATTAGCAGCAGCAGGTGCTCGTGCTGCAATGGGACCTGCAAGCCCAGGTGTTGGTTCTAGAACTCCACAAGAATTAGCATTGGCTAAAAGAAATCTTGCATTAGCAACATATAGAGGACAATCTAGTTTTGTAAAAAAACTTAAATTGCAAGGTGTTGCAGGAATGGAAGAAATGCTTTCTGCATTAGAAAAAAAAGCAGAAACTCATTCCGATTCAAAACGTACTATGCGACTTGGAAAAAATATTATTGGTGGACTTCTTACTGGATTAAAACAAGGAGAAACACCTCTACAAACTGAAGCAGCAAAAATTGCAGATATTGCAACACTTTCAAAAACAAATTTGTATGGAACAACAGGTGGAATTGATCCTGTTACAAAGTCTATCCGTAGACAATTAGAGAAACAATTAAAATATAAAAACCTTGAACAAGAAATGGCTATAGGTCCAAAGGTAATGGGAATGATGGGTGGAACAACACAAAAGCCAAGCGTACTTGGAAGATTAAAAAATGTTAATCCAATGAAGGCTAGCATGGGAATGATGGGTGTAGGAATGGCTGCATCTATGCTTCCAGGAACAGCAGGAAACATTGCTGGACAGGCTTCAGGTATTGCATTTGCTGCACAAGCAATCATGATGCTTCCAGGTCCACTTAAATTGGTTGCTGGTGGTTTGGCAGGAATGTATGGAATTATAAAAATAACTAACGCCCTTAGAGAAAAAGAACGTCAATCAATTGAAGGTCTTGGCAAGGCTGCTAATTTATCTTCTGGACAAATTGAAAAACTTGGAGGAATACTAAACTTTACTCCACTTAAAAGTAATTTAGAATTGGCTAAACCAGCAGTATCTGGTCTCACTCCACAACAAAGTAAACAAGTTGAAGAAACAAGAAAATTGCTACAAACAGATAAAGAATTTAAAGCACAAGTTAAAACATTGGGTGCTAAAGATAAAAACAATAACTTTGTTACAGATAAAAAAACTACAGATATTGTATTTAAATCATTAGCACTAAGACTTGCTGGACAAGGAGCAACAAAAGAAGCAATAAATAATTTTATTTATACACTACAGCAAGAAGCAGGAAGAACTGATGTTAAATTTGATTTAAAGAGTATTGATTTAAATACAAAAGAAGGACGGGCTGGACTACAAAGTTCTGTAGATACATTGCTAAAAGATTATCAATCTGCGTTTAATAAAGGATACGCAAAAACTAAAATTTATGTAGGGTCAGGTCGTGGTGGAGGAGTAGTAAAAGAAGTAGAAGTTTTAAGCAAAGACCTAAAAAAGAATTTAGCAACAGTTTCAAATGTACTTCAAAATACGTTTATGAGCCTTGACACACAACTACGATCTGGTACTATTAATGCAGAACAATTTAGTCAATCATTTGATGGAATATCTGCAAGTATCAAAGCAATGCCAAAGCCTGAAGCACTATTTTTAATGTCAAATTTAATGAAATCTTTACCTTCAGAACTTGCAAAAGCAGCAGTAAAAATTAAAAATGTTGCAGATCAAATACTTATTTTAAAGGCTGCTTCCCTTGGAATTACAGTAACAGAAAGTATGATTAATGCACTTGCTGCTGCTTCTACAGAAACTGGAAAATGGGATGGAGCAACACAACGTACTGCAGGAAGAGTAAAAAATGAACTTAATCCACAAATCAATTTAGCAACTAAGTTTTTAGAGCAAATGGCAACCGCAGCAAAAAATGCAGGAACTTCCACTGAAAAAATAACAAATATAGAAAAATACAATAAGGCCTATGCAATTATTAAAAACTTCTTTGATTCACAAGAAGCATTGATTAGACGTCAAAGAAAGTCAGAAGCAGATCTATTACAGTCAAAAATTGACAATGCTCAAAAAGCAGTAGATGCTGCACAAAAAGAAATTGACGCTAAGCAAGAACTAATTGATGCAAATAATCATGAAGCAGATTTATTAAATCGCAAAATTGAACTTAACTATGATAGACCAATTCAAAAGTTACAAGATGAGTCAACAATATTAAATAATAATCTTGACATTATTCGTAAACAAGAAGACAGTATTAACAAACAGTATGATGCACAAATTGATGCTCTTGAAAAAATATCATCACTTAATCAAGAACTTGCAGCACAGGAAAAATCAAGACTTACAATTGCAGATGCATTAACGTCTGGAGATATTTCTGCAGCAGCAGTAGCAGTACAAGAAGCACGTGCAGCATCAGCAGCAGCAAGAATAGATCAACAGCAAAAATCTATGGAAGCATCACGCCAAGCAGCACTTACTGGATTAACTGCTGGTGGTATGACTAAAGATCAAATTGAAGCACGTACATATCAAATTGGACAACAAACATTTTTACTTGAACAACAGAAAAAAGTTTTACAAGATCAGATTACAGTTATTCAAGATAAGAACTATGCAATTGAGCAGCAGATCTATACAGTTAAACAAAATTCATTAATTCCAAATCAAAAAATAGTTGATAGTACATCACAAACACTTAAGGATTATAACGCATATACAGATAAGATTGTTGAGAGCGTTACATACCTTGGTGAAACTGCTGATAAATGGGAAGCAAATAGAATTAAAATAGAGGCTGCAAATGCACAACTTGAATTTACAAAGGAAAATATAAAAGAAGCAAAAACTGCAGCCGAAGGAATACTTGCAGCATGGAAACAAATAAATAACAAAGTAATTACAATTACAACAAACTATGTTACTGGTACAGCACCAACTGCTCCTACTGCTTCAACAACTAAAGCATCAACAACGACAGATAGTCCATTTACTGGATTTAGAATTAATGACAGAATGTACGGTGGAAAAATAAAAGCAATGTCTATGGGTGGAATGGTTCCTGAATATTTTGCAAGTGGTGGAAGAATAGGATCTGACTCAGTTCCTACAATGTTAACCCCTGGAGAATTTGTTGTAAATAAAGCAGCATCTAAGAGATTTGGTCCATTACTTAAATCACTTAATGAATCTAAATATCCATCAATGATTGGAGCAGGAAGTTCAGGTTACGGTGCCCCAATAAATAATGTATCTAGTTCAGTAAGTGATAACTCTACAGCAGTGTATAATTATAGTTTAGGCTTTAACATTAATGGAAATAGTTCAAATGCTAATGACATTGCTAGAGCAGTTATGACACAAATTAAAAATGTTGATGCACAAAGAATTAGGGGGCAACGTAGATAATGGCCACAAGCGCATATTTAACGGGTAGAAAAAGATACTCTAGACCACAGAGCATTCTATGGGCAAACAACGCTGGAACCCTCTCCAATGGCTTATACGTACCTAATGGCATAGAGGTTGGAGCAACAACTGAAGAAACTGACACAGACCTATTAGACCAATTCATTATATTATCTGACCATAATAGAGGAGAGATGCAGTTTAATAATCAAAGAATTGAAGAGCGCCAAAGAACAATTAACGGTCGCATGCGCTCTTATCATATTGCAGATAAACTAAATATGTCAGTATCTTGGAATATGCTTCCATCAAGAGGATATTCTGGTTTGCCAGGGTATAGCGAAACAACAGGATTATCCCCAAATATAAGAACAACAGATGAGTATACTGCAGATGGTGGAGCAGGTGGAGGAGAACTTCTTGATTGGTATGAAAATCATCAAGGACCATTCTGGATGTATTTAGCATATGATAAATATAAAAATCTTGAAGGACAAAATTATCAATATAATGCTTTAAACAGATATAATCAAATAATTCAAGTTTATTTTGCAGACTTTAACTATTCTGTTGTAAAGCGTGGAGCAAATAATCACGATCTTTGGAATATATCGGTAACGCTGGAAGAAGTATAAATGTTTGAAAGTACAGAATTAAAAAATCACTTTGAAACATCAGCAACAATTCAAACTCAGTCATTAGTTCTTGCTGAGTGGAATATGAATATGCCAGATAATATTTATAAACTTGGTAACTACAGATATAGACCACAAGAACAAAACTCTCAGTTCTTAACACTTTTTAATACATTTGATAATGCTGATACTGGAAATTTTTATACAGCAGCAACAGATGCAGATGTTATTGTTGATGGTGGTTTTGAAAATAATGGAACCCCTAAAACATTTACATCAAAAAAAGAAAAACTTAAACTTTTATACTCACTAGAAGACTGCGTTAAACCATTTAGACCAAGATCTGGTATTAATAAAGCAACATTTTTTAATGGAAAGTATTTATCAAATTCTGGCAGCAATCTTGCAAGACGACCAAGATATTACATGCCATCCAGAGATGATCAATTTAAATACTGGACATCTTTTAGAACTGAATCTGGTACAGAGCGTGGCATTGCAAACATAACAGTCAATGGTAATTACTACATAGATGATGCAGTTCCATTTGTAGTTTATAAAGAAAACGTTCCAGCAAATAGAATTATTGTTAAAATGCAAACTAATGTTGGGGATATTGATCTTGGTACTTTTACAGATATTTCAAAAACATTTGCAGATCCATTTTATGGAGACAACAACAAAACAACTCCAACAAGATGGAGAGTTCAGTATTTAAATGGAGATAACTGGACAGATGCATATGTATTTAATGAAAATGATTTGCGTGAAGACGGAAGTCAAATAGTTAAAAATGATGGATATGTTGAATTGCAATATGGATTAACAAACATCCCAGATAACTTTAAAGATTCATTTGTTTTTGCAGAAACGCTGTCTTCTAGTACTTTGCTTCCAACAGTTTCAATAACTGGATATTCTTATTTAGTAATTGAAAATAATGAAGATGTTGGAACTTTTTATATTTGGAACGGAACAACTAATGAGTATGAAAACTTTGTCCCTGCCTATGGCTGGATACTTGGAAATGAAGAAATAGATAATAAAACAACCTTTGTAAAAGAACTTACAAATCCTGCATATTTTAAAGAAGGTATAAATGGAAATGTAGTGTATAGAGAGTTTCAAAATATTCGTGGAATAAGAGTAGCAGTAGAAAGAATGAATAAGTTTGAGTCTACGTTTGATTTAATTGAAATGTCTCCAAGACTAGTAGTAGATATATCAGATAAAGTTATTGAATATAATGTTAAAAAAATTCTTTCAGATCTTGGAAATTCTGCATTACCAGTAGGACAACTACTTGCATCAACTGGCTCACTATCTTTATTTGATGATGATCAAGCATTTAACAATAATAATTCCACAAGTATTGTAAAAGATTATATTCGTAAAAATATTAAATTTAATTTTTATGAAAAGATATTAAACGTAGAAGGATTTGACTATTGGGTTCCTATTAAAACTTTATACTCAGATGGCTTTCCACAAGCAGATGTAACTGCTGGAACGCTACAATTACAATTAAGAGATTTTTATTTTTTCTTAGAATCAATGCCTGCACCAAGAATTCTTACAACAGAAACATCTCTTAGTTATGCAATTAGTTTATTGCTTGACTATATTGGTTTTAGTAATTATATTTTTTATAGAGAAGAAAATGAACCAGAACCAATTATTCCATTTTTCTTTATTGCTCCAGATCAAACTGTTGCAGAAGTTTTAAATCAGTTGGCTGTATCAACACAAAGTGCAATGTTTTTTGATGAATATAATAATTTTGTTATGATGAGTAAAAACTATATGTTGCCAACATCAAGAGAAGCAGATATGACTTTATCTGGATCTAATAATCAATCACAAAGCGGAATAATTGAAAATCAAACATCTGGTACATTGCCTAATATTATTTCTATTGCCTCAGAAGATAAAAAGGTTTATAATAATGGAAAGATTAATTATACATCTAGATACATACAAAGATCCTATGGATCTATACGTCAAGCAAGTATGATAGATAAAGAAAAAACTTGGATATACAAGCCAGCATTATTATGGGAAGTTTCTGGAACTGATTCAACAAAAACAATAAATGAAGTTGCATCAAAACAAGGAAAGTATGTTTTGGGTGCAATGCCACTTAACTCAGATCTGCCAGCAATTGCTCCAATAATTGTAAATCATTCAGTTATAAATAATATTATAGATTTAGGTGAAAACGTTTATTGGCTTACACGATACCAAGGATATTTTTATTCTAATGGTGAAATAATTAAATATGATGCAGCAGAATTTAATGTTACTGGCATTGGAAATGTTTGGATTACAAGCAATCAAGATTATCAAAATTATTTTAAATCTATTCCATTTAATGGAAAAATATATCCAACAGGATTAATTAGGATATATACAGTTCCCTATTATGAAACGATTGATGGAATAACTCGTTTGCAAAATGGAGCGGTATCAGAACATGGTCGTGCACAATTTGGAACAGAAATTGCAGAGCACACTGCTGGCATTAATTCTTATTGGTCAAATAATGACTACGTAAGAGGTTGTGAAATGCAATCTCAATATTTATTTACAACAACATTGCTAGAAAATCTTTCCTTGCCAGCAACAAGTATAGGCGCTGCTGGAATAAATGATACAAAGGCTAGACAAGCATCGCGAGGCGGAACAATAAAAAACTTTATGTCGTCAAGCCACATAACAGAAACTGAAGTAAACAGCAATCTATCAACACAGTCTGGAACAATTCAATCTTCTGCTTTGGTTATAAACGGTCCTTCTTTTACAACAACAGAAACACCAATAAATCTTGTTTCTTATGTTTATAAAGAACTTGATAACGCATATAAACATTTTGGAACAAGAATAAGAATTGTTGGAAAAATAGAAAACAATGAAAATCGTAGCCAGACACCAACTGGAAGCGTAACTTATTATCAGGTTCCTGGAGTTCAGCCAGATCAAAACGTAAGCATTGGTGGAGGATCTGGAGGAATGGCGGTTCTTCTTAATCCACAAACAAATAATGGATATTATTTTGAAATTGTTGCATTAACAGAAGAAAATATAAACTCTTATTTAAAATTAGATAATCAAGGTCAATCTGATATATCTATTAACAATGTTGTATTTTATAAAATTAAAAAAGATTCATCTAATAATAATGCAATTCCAGTAAAACTTTGGGGAGGGCTGTCAAAGATTATTGTTGATGACGGAAGATTTACTGGTCAATACAGAACAACTGGCGAAGAAAATCCAACTGTATATGATTTAGCAGTAGAGTATGAAGACATTGGAAAAATAAGAAGGTTTTATTTATACATTAATAATAAATTAATAAAAGTTGTTGATGATACAGATCCGCTTCCAACATATAATAATATGGCTACTTTTGTTCGTGGATCATCTAGATGCATGTTTGAAAACGTATACGCTCTTTCAGAAAACTACTCTCAAAATACAGTATTTACAGTAGGAGAAACAATTTCTTCTGCATTTGGAGATAAGGTAATAGATGCAGATGAATCATTTAGAAAGTATGGAATGAGTGGAATAATCAAATCAACATATTTATCTGGCATTAGTTCTCAGCAACCACCTAAATATAATATGTATTTTGAAGAATTTGGATCAATCATGAGAGAGTGTGCATATTTTGATATAAAGTATGACCGTGCATACCCTGCTCTTTATGCTCAACTATCACCAACATTTAATAGAATAAAAGGATACACAACATCTGGTTTTTATGCAGATTCTTATGGTGCAGAATTTTTAATATTTAATTCTACAGATACAGCATTAAACCTTGATGAAACTACTGGTAATTATTTAAGAATTCAAGGAATAACATTTACACAAGATACAACACATGAATTAACAGTTGACAATTATTTTAAGAAAAGGGGAAATCTTTCTAGCCCAGAACTTACTGGATCTTCATTAGTTACATCTAGTTTAGTATTAAAAGAAAAATTTGATAAAATTAAATTAAGTAGAATGATATATGGAAATAATGAGTTTACATTAGAAACTCCATATATACAAACACAAGATGACGCAGAAAGTTTAATGGGATGGTTAACAGATAAATTAATGGAACCTAAAAAATCTATTGGAATAAAAATATTTGCAAATCCAATAATTCAATTAGGCGATATTATAAATATTGACTATAAAAATTCTGATGGAGTAGATTTAGTAACTTCAGATACTTCTAAGTTTGTAGTATATAATATTGACTATACAAGAAAAATAAATGGTCCAGACATGACACTTTATTTGGCGGAGGTATAATATGGGTGCTTTAGATTGGGCAAATTATGAACGCCAAAAAAATAATACAGTTAATAAAGATATTAATGCTGCAAAAACAGCAGAAGCAATAAGCATTGTTGGAGCAGAGCAAGTAGCAGCAAGAGGTGGCGTAAATTCTCAAGGATATTTTAATGATGTTCCTGAGTATCAACAGTTAACTGCAAATGAAAGAGCATCCGTAACACTTTCTAATGGAAGCATAAATACACAAGGAATGCTTGCAATTTTAGATAAAAAAGAAAGAGAATACTTTGGAGACATTAAATATAATAGAATGTATGGCATTCATCCAACAAACAATGAACCAGTTACATTTTTAAAAGCAACACCTCCAGCACCAGAGCCAGAAATGTTTTCTGCAAGAATGTTTGAAACATCGCCACTAGTTAAAGCAGCCCCAATAGACACTATTTTGTTTGACGATGCAGCAGTTCCAATAGAAATAATGTCAGATCTTATTTTTGAAAATATTGGTGGTCAAGAATTAATTAGTATTGTTAGATCAGATACTGTCAATGGACAAAAAATATCTTATCAACCAATAAAAAATCTATCAGCAATTCAACAACAATATAATCCAAATAATATTTTAGGACTTCAACAAACTGCAAATAGGTTTTTTGCTGGATTTTCAATTAAACTAGAGGATAAAATACCTGAAGTTGGCAATGGGCTAAATGGAGAGAATGTTTATTTTGATGAAACTACTGGAGATCTTATTATTGAGTTTGTTAATTTAAACAATGATGAACAAATAGAAACTCAAATAACAGTAAATGGTACAATATATGAAGCGAATCTTGGAGACTATACGTCATGATAACTAATACTGGTAAGACAATTATTGCTAAATACCTGCTTGGTCAGGCACCAGCATATGCATCTTATATTGCCATAGGTTGTGGTGCAACACCACTTATAACTGGAAACAATCTTGGAGATTATTCAACAAAAACAAACCTAGATTTTGAAATGTTTCGTGTCCCAATTTCTTCAAGGGGATTTGTAAACGAAGGTGGGCTAGATAAAATTGTATTAACAGCAGAACTACCAACAGAAGAAAGATATGAAATCTCTGAAGTAGGAATATACTCTGCTGGATCAAATCCTTCTGCTGGTGCATTTGATAGCAAAACAGTATTTGCTTTTACACAAACAGAAAATTGGCAACACCATACGCCATCAGCAGCAGTTGCAATTGATACATTTTCTGCAGCACTTGATCAACCAGAATACGATAATATTATTGCTGTTACAAATTCAGTATTTCAAACAAGTTCAGACAATCCAATATTTTTTAAATCTCCAAGAGTTGAAAGATATGAAAGACCAAGATTTTTAAATAATATAATAATGATTCAAGGCGACGATGCTGATATTTCAATTAGCGAAGAAAGTGGGTCAGCCCAAGATCATTTTGTAATAGAGCCAGGATCAAGCCATATTCACCTAACTGGTGCTAGTGTTGATTTTACAAGAAACTCTCCAACAGATGAATTAAGGCTAGCATTTTCTGTAGTTAATAAAGATGCAACATCTAATGACATACCAGAAAGAGTTAGAGTTCTTATTGAGTTTGCATCAACAGAAACAGAGACTGCAGAATATGCTAGATTTGAGGCTGAAGTTGTAAACGACAGCAGTGGTGGTGCTTATGATTTTGATACAGAAAGATATTTTGTAGTAACTAAACAACTTCAAGACTTATATACCTCTGCTAACTTTACCTGGAATGCTGTTACAGTTGTTAAAATTTATGCATGTGTTTTTGCAGAAGAAAGCGGACCAATAGGAATTCCATCTCCAAATTATTATGTTGCTCTAGATGCATTAAGATTAGAAAATGTTTCAACATTAAATCCACTTTATGGTTTAACTGGATATTCAATTATACAAACTCAAGATGCATCAACAATTGTTAAAAATCCTAACACTAGTAACTATATTGAATTTAGATTTTCTGTGGATGTTTCAGGCGGAGTAACGTCGTAATGGCTGACTCAGGTATAAAAAAAGCAATTATTAAAAAGGCATTGCTTCCAGCAATTGATTCTGAAAATATTGGATATATTTTTAGATACAGAGTTGTATCAGAAGATAAAAACAGAACATCTCAGTGGTCCCCAATAAACATAATTGCAGATGATTCAATTACTACAGTTAATGGTGCATTACAAATATCTCAAACAATTACTACAGTTGTTTGGGGAGATGAACTAAATAGACCAAAATATGATATATTTGTTGGTTTTGATAATACATCACCAACATATCATGGAACATCACCAATACATACATATTCATTTTTAAATACTGGCACTACAAATGTTCGTGTTATTGTTCAGGTTGAGGCATCACAAAAAACACTAAACGAAAGTCTTGAAATATACGACTCAGGAATAGAATTATTGGTATAATGAAAAGAGGAGGAAATTAATGGCTAAGGTACCACTACCAGAAAGAGGGCAACCTCTTGATGTTACATATTTATATTCACTTGTTGAGGCTGTAAATGATTTGTCTACACAGGTTTCATCAGCAACATATAACTATACAACAGTAGATACAGTAAGTGCTGGTGCACAAAATGTTAAAACATCTGAAACTAGAATAATTGGTGGCTATGTTGAGGTTGCAAATAACTCAACCGTTTCTGCTGGAAACGAAAAAACATTTACATATGATTTTAGTGATTTTAAATACTCTCCAATAGTTTCAGCAACAGCAGTTAATATTGGACAAACACCTGCAGGACAAAATGTAAATGTTATTCTAAAAACTGTAACAACTTCAAGAATTGAAGGTGTTGTAAGATTTGGAACTTCTGGAGATTTATCACTAGCAGTACATTTAGTTATTGTTGGAATTCCAAACTAAGGATAAACATTAATAATGCTTAATTGCAAAAAATGCAATGGCAGACTATTTATTGATAGACAATATAGTGGTTTGCAACATATGGAAATTTATTGTATGGTCTGTGGATCAAGAATTTTTTATCATCCACCGACAGAAAGCGAAGAAGGCAGATGGTTACTGGCAAAGGAATTATTCAGAGCGAAACATACAATAACTCAACTGTAATCAAAGGCAATCAAAAAATATGGTTCCTTAATGGTGATCTTGTTAGACTTCATCACAGTTCAAGATCTACTGGTTTAGTTTCTGTTTATAATATTACTAAAGATAGACTTGAAACATGTTTACGTATAGATTTTAGAAAAAATAGAGAACGTGCATATACTGTAGCAGAGACTGCTAAATTAATTAATCGTCATAGAAAATACATGCCTAAATTAATTAAAACTGGAATGATTCCGCCACCAGTTGGGGCAAAGTTAAATGGTGAACGTGGATTTAGAATAAGATCTTATTATTCAGAAAGCATGGTACGAGACATACGTGCTATACTGGCTACTATACATATTGGACAACCAAGAAAAGATGGACTAATAACAAACAATATGACTCCTACAAGCCAAGAATTGACAAGGCGTATGGGAGACGGTATACTTACATATACGAAGACAGAAGATGGCAGGTTTATTCCTGTGTGGGCAGAGAATATTTAATAGAAGAAATGGTGGGGTATGGAAGAAAATAACAGCACAAAGGTATCAGCAACATTAGGATACACATTAAATTTAGGTAATTTTCAATCTCTAAGAGTTGATCTTGGAGTAGTAGATCAAGTGCGTCAAGGTGAAACAACTAGCGATGCAATGGATCGTGTTTATACATTTGTTGAGAATCAAGTTATTCAAAAGGTAAAAGACGCAAAAGAATCACTCATAGAGGACTAATATGGCTGAACGCAAAGACCGTATGGCTTTGCTAAGTAGATATAATAAATTACATCTACAAAGATACGAAGCCAAGTCTAATATGAATCTTAATGTTGAACAATGGGCTGCAGATGCTCTTGTTGAATCATACGGTATTTCTCAATGTTATGATTTATTAGATTATTATTTTAAAATAGCAGAAAATCCTACTTGGAATTATTTTGCATACAATGCAGAAAAAATTCTTAATGGTAAACTAGAAGTAGAGCAAGATATTAAAGAAAGAAAAGAACGCAGGGAACTAGCAAGGAAGTGGATTAGTGAATAATACAGAAGCAAAATTAATTACTGCAGTATTAAACGATAAACAGATTCACGTACTTTTGCAAGCCAATGTTGATAATCTTTTAAGAACTCATAATGATGTCTGGAATTTTATTAGACAGTATTCAGAAAATAATCAATCAGTTCCACCAACATCATTAGTTGTAGAAAAGTTTAGAGATTTTGCTCCAGTAGAAGGAGTTGGGGCAACAAAGCATCACCTTGAAGAATTGCAATCAGAATATTTAAATGATAGCCTTAAAGATATTTTACGTAATGCAGCAGGTGAAGTTCAAAGTGGTAATGGCAATAATGCTCTTGAACATTTAATTACTAAGACATCAGAACTTAAAAAGAATACTGCTGCAATTAGAGATATTGAAGTAACTGATCTTGATTCTGCAGTTGCTTATTTTGAAAATGTAAAGAAAATGCAAGACCTTGGACAGGTTGGAATCAAGACTGGCCTTCCTGGATTTGATAATTATTTACCATCTGGAATTATGCCAGGACAACTTGGAGTATTCCTTGCATATCCAGGTATTGGAAAGTCTTGGCTGGCTCTGTATTTTGCTGTACAGGCTTGGAAACAGGGTCGCAGTCCACTTGTTATAAGTCTTGAAATGTCTGAAACAGAAGTACGTAATCGTGTGTTTGCAATTATGGGTGAAGGTCTTTGGTCTCATCGTAAACTAAGCAATGGCGAAGTAGAAATTGATATGCTTAAAAAATGGCATGCTGATAAGTTGCAGGGTAAACCAGAGTTTCACATCATATCTAATGACAGTGGTGGAGAAGTAACTCCTTCAGTTATACGTGGAAAGATTGATCAGTACAAGCCAGACTTTGTTGTTGTTGATTATTTACAACTTATGTCTCCAAATCAAAAATCAGATAATGAAACAGTTCGCATGAAGAATCTTTCTCGTGAATTAAAACTTATGTCTATTAGCGAAGAAGTTCCAATTATGGCTATCTCTTCTGCTACACCAGATGATGTTAAAGATTTGTCTAGTCCCCCAACTCTTGGACAGACTGCTTGGTCAAGACAAATTGCATACGATGCTGACTGGGTTATGGCTCTTGGTCGTGCTACGAATAGTGATATTATTGAATGCGTATTTAGAAAAAATAGAAATGGTTTTATGGGTGACTTTTTAGTTCAAGTAGATTTTGATAGAGGGTACTATCGCTATAAGGATTATGAGGATAAAAATGTTTAAAAAAAATAAAAAAATTATTTTTCAAGAAGGTAATGATGCTGCTAAATTTATTTTAGATATTCCAAAACCATCAACAAGCAATGTCCCAACTTGGTATAGAAATCAAAAATTATTTTCAAATAATCAAAACAATATGATAAAAGCATTTAAATCAGGAAATAACGATATAGGAACATTTAAACTTTGTGTTCCATTGGTTGATTCAGTCACATCTGGATATCAATTTGTTACTCCATGTGATATTTTAGTTACAAACAGCGCAGAGGAAGGATATTCACCATATATTGAGTGGGGAATTAAATGGGACCCAGCAGATATTCAAGATGATCGCACTTTAGGAAATTTTCCAATCCCAACTGGACACAATCCAACTTCATTTCGCTGGTCAGTAGATTGGATAATTAAAACACCACCTGGGTATAGTACTTGGATTACTCATCCATCACAAAGATATGATTTACCATTTACAACATTAACTGCTTTTGTTGATACAGATAAATATCCAAATAAACTTTTTCTTCCATTTTTTATAAAAGATAATTTTATTGGAATAATTCCAGAGGGAACTCCAATAGCACAATTAATACCAATAAAAAGAGAGTCCTGGATTTCAGAAAAAAAGGATAGGGATGCATCAACAGATTTTATTCTTGACAACATAGTAAAAACAAGATTTATTAGAACATATAAATATAAATTTTGGACAAGAAAAGAATATAAATAATGGTTAAAGATATATATACGGCAGAACAGGTACGTCGTGTTTTAACTGGTGCTGGAATTGATATTGAAGCAGAGTATGGAACTGACTATATTGTCTTTTGTCCATATCACAATAACAATAGAACTCCTGCTGGAGAAGTATCAAAAGATCATGGAACGTTTTTTTGTTTTGGATGCCAAACAACAAAAAGTCTTATTGAATTTATAATGTATACATCTAACAGAACATATTTTGAATCAATTAGATATATTAAAAGCAAAGAACAAGAAACAAACATTGAAGATTCAGTTAACAGGGCTTTGGTTGAAAAACCAGAATTTGTACAATATGATGAACTTCTAATTAAAAGATTAACTAATCAAGCATTAGAGTCTCCAAGGGCAGTTAGATATTTTGAAGGAAGAAGTATTACAAAAGAATCTATCAATAAATTTAATCTTGGATATTCAGAAAAACAAGACTCAGTAACAATACCAATACACTCACCAGATGGAATGTGTATAGGGTTTGTTGCTAGAACTGTTGAGGGAAAAGAATTTAAAAATACACCTGGATTGCCAAAAGGTAAGGTATTGTTTAATCTTCATAGAATTAAAGCATCAAGCACTGTTTATGTTGTTGAATCATCTTTTGATGCAATTAGACTAGACCAAGTTGGATTCCCTGCGGTTGCTACCCTAGGGGCAAATGTTTCTGCAGCACAGATAAAGTTATTAGAAAAATATTTTAATAACGTTGTACTGATTGCAGATAACGACGATGCTGGTGTAATAATGAGAGATAAGTTAATTGAAAAACTTGGATCTATAGTTACATCAGTTTATATAGATAAAAAATACAAAGATATAGGCGACATGGATGATGATGCAATTAAAAAACTGGAATTTCAGTTTGACAATTCTATTATTGGTATGTTAAGATAGATAAAACAGAAAAGGAAAAAATAATATGACTATTGTAAAGGGACTCAAGAACATTAATGCCCTAGTTGATAAACCAAAGTATGACGAAAACTCACCAAAGGTAAGATGGTTAAAACTTGCTGATGGACAATCTGCAAAGATCAGATTCATTGAAGAACTTGATGAAGACTCTGCAAACTATAATCCAGAACGTGGATTAGCACTGGTTGTTAAAGAACACACAAATCCAAAAGACTATAAGCGTAAGGCTGTAGATACTATGGAATCTGAGGGCCGTGACTGGGCTGAAGAAATGCATCGCAAAGATCCAAAGGCTGGCTGGAGAGCACGTCTTCGTTTTTATTGCAACGTACTTGTAGATGATGGAATTGAAGCGCCATACGTGGCTATTTGGTCAATGGGCGTAAGCAAGCAATCTGCATTTAATACTATTCGTGAATATGCTCTTGAAACAGGAAGCATCTCAAATATTTCATGGAAGTTAAAGCGTAATGGTCAGGGCACTGAAACAAGTTATACGCTAATTCCATCTGCACCAGATAAAGAACCGTTTGACTGGGCAGCACTTAAGCCATACCCTCTTGAGTTAGCACTAAAGAAAATTCCTTATGCTGAACAAGAAGCATTCTATTTGGGGTTTGATACTCCATCTGTAACTTCATCAACCAACACAGATTGGTAAAATGAGTTACGTAGGCTTACATGTTCATACTCACTACTCCCTATTTGACGGCGTAGCGACTCCACAAGAGTACGTTGACCGTGCTAGCAAGTTGGGTATGACCGCTCTTGCAATTACAGATCATGGTTCACTATCTGGTCACAGAGAAATGTACCGTGCTGCAAAAGAAAAGGGTATTAAGCCAATACTTGGTCTAGAAGGCTATATGTGTGCAGACATCTCTGACCGCAGAGATAAGTCTGAAAGAAAAGGTCAACAAGATCTTGTCTATAACCATATAGTCCTTCTAGCCAAGAACCAATTAGGTTTAGAAAATTTAAATAAAATTAGTGAAATAGCATGGACAGACGGATTTTTTAAAAAGCCAAGGTTTGACTTTGAAATTCTTAAAAAATACAGAGAAGGAATTATTGTAACCTCTGCATGTCCAAGTAGCGTTATTGTAAAGGCGCTTGAAGAAAATGAATTTGCTCTTGCAAAGAAACATATACAGTGGTTTAAAGATACTTTTGGTAGTGATTATTACATTGAGGTTATGCCACACAACACTCCAGAAATTAATAAACATCTTATTGAACTTGCTGATGAATTTAAAATTGATGTTGTTGTAACTCCAGACTGCCACCATTCAGACACATCTCAAAGAGAGATTCAAGAGTTTAAATTACTCATGAATACACATGCTAAAGTAAATAAAGAAGCATCATATGAAAAGTCTAAAAAGAAAGAAAATATGATGTCTCGCCTTGACTATCTTTATGGAGAAGATCGTCAAATTACCTTTAACAAATTTGATATTCACTTGTTGTCATATGAAGAAATTAAGTCTGCTATGGAAGCGCAGGGTATTAATAGGACAGATATTTACAACAATACATTAAAATTAGCAGATACAGTAGAAGACTATGACATTAAAGATGGGTTAAACCTTCTTCCAGTTCAATATAAAAATCCAGATCAAGAGTTGGCAAACTTAGCATTTACTGCATTAGAAGAAAAAAGACTTAACTCTAATTGGCTCGGCAATGACATTTATGAACAAAGATTAGACGAAGAACTTGCAATTATTCGGGATAAAAAGTTTGCACCATATTTTCTTGTAGTTCAAAATATGATTTCTTGGGCTAAAAAAGAAAACATCATGGTTGGTCCTGGTCGTGGTTCTTCTGCTGGATCATTAGTTTGTTATCTACTTGGAATTACAGATATTGATCCATTAGAACACGGACTTCTTTTCTTTAGATTTATTAATCCAGAGCGTAATGACTTTCCTGATATTGATACAGATATTCAAGACACAAGACGTGATGATGTAAAAGATTATTTAGTTAGACAGTATAGACACGTTGCATCTATTGCTACATTCCTTGAATTTAAAGATAAAGGAGTAGTAAGAGACGTTTCTAGAGTTCTTGATATTCCTTTAACAGATGTTAATAAAGTTCTTAAACTTGTTGATACTTGGGATGAGTTTTGCACATCCAAGAATACTGTTTGGTTTAGAGAAAAATATCCAGAAGTTGTTATATATGGAGATCAGTTACGTGGAAGAATTCGTGGTACTGGAATTCACGCAGCAGGAGTTGTAACAAGTAAAGATCCAATATTTAGATATGCTCCATTAGAAACTCGTTCGTCACCAGGATCAGATGAAAGAATTCCTGTTGTTGGAATTGATATGAGTGAAGCAGAAAAAATTGGCTTAATTAAAATTGATGCTCTTGGACTAAAAACTTTGAGCGTTATTCAAGATGCAGTATCTATGATTAAAGAAAATCACTATGTAGATGTTGACCTACTTACTCTTGACATGGCAGATTCAAAGATTTATGAGATGCTTTCTGATGGATACACTAAGGGTGTGTTTCAGTGTGAAGCAACTCCATACACAAACCTTCTAGTAAAAATGGGGGTAAAGAATTTTAATGAACTAGCAGCCTCAAATGCACTAGTGCGTCCAGGAGCAATGAATACAATTGGTAAAGACTATATTGCTCGTAAACACGGTAAGCAAAATGTATCTTATATACATCAAATTATGAAAGATTTTACTAGCGATACATATGGGTGTATTCTATATCAGGAACAAGTTATGCAGGCTTGCGTTCATCTAGGTGGAATGACAATGGCAGAGGCTGACAAAGTTCGTAAAATTATTGGAAAGAAAAAAGATGCGAAAGAATTTGATGAATTCCGTGATAGGTTTGTTACTGGTGCCTCTAGGTATATTACTCCTAATTCCGCTTTGGATTTGTGGCATGATTTTGAAGCACATGCAGGCTACTCGTTTAACAAATCGCATGCCGTTGCTTACAGTACTCTCTCGTATTGGACAGCGTGGCTCAAATACTACTATCCGTTAGAGTTTATGTTTGCCCTTCTTAAAAATGAAAAAGATAAAGATGGTCGTACAGAATATTTAATTGAAGCAAAACGCATGGGTATTTCAGTTAAACTTCCACACATTAATGATTCAGATCTAGATTTTAAAATTGAAGGTAAGGGAATTCGTTTTGGACTAACTGGAATTAAATTTATTTCAGATAATATTGCATCTAAATATATTGCAGCAAGACCATTTGCTACTTACAAAGAACTTGAAGAGTTTACATTTACTAAAGGTAATGGAGTAAACAGTAGAGCACTAAGCGCATTAAGATTAACTGGAGCAGCAACTTTTGTTGATAATCCACGTAACGACAATGAAATTAAAGAAAACCTATATGAATATTTAAATCTTCCAGAATTTAATATTACAGTTCCTTCGCACTATTATGCCTTTATTCAACCAATTGAAGATTTTGAAGAAAAAGGATCATTTATCATTATGGGCATGGTTAAATCAATTAAACGTGGTAAAGGCTGGTCAAGAGTTGAAATACTTGATAAGACTGGTAGTGTTGGAATTTTTGACGAAGAACAAACAAAAATTGAAACTGGAAAAACTTGTTTGATTTTAGTAAGTGATAATCGTATTTTGTCTGCAATACCAGTTGATGAATTAAAAAGTTCATCAGATGCTCTTGTAAAATTTTTAAACTATAAACAACTGCCATACAAAGATGATGAAATGTTTGTTGTTTCTTTTAAATCAAGAATTACAAAAACTGGAAAAAAAATGGCATCGCTTACTTTAGCAGATACTGCAAGAGATTTGCATTCTGTTACAGTATTTCCAACTGCATTTCCAAAAGCGTATATGCATATTCAAGAAGGAAACGCTTATAGATTTAGTTTTGGCAAAACAAAAGATGGCACAGTAATAATGGAGGATGTAAATGTCAGTTAGCGTAGAAGATGTATTAGCACAACTAGATCCCAGATTGCGTAAGCGTTTAAGTACAGGAGAAGGAATTACTTTTGAGTATCAACCAACTCCAAGTTTTGGATTGAATCGTGCATTAGGTGGTGGACTTCCATATGGTCGTCAAGTTCTTATTTGGGGAAGCAAGTCTTCAGCCAAATCATCAATGTGTCTACAAATGATTGCATTAGCACAAAAAGAAGGCAAAGTTTGTGCATGGATTGATTCAGAAATGTCTTACTCTGAAGACTGGGCAAAACAATTGGGTGTAGATCCAACTAAATTAATTTATTCACAAGCAAGAACAATCAGCGATATGGTTGATGTTGGTGTTGGGTTAATGAATGCTGGAGTAGATTTAATTGTTGTAGACTCTATTACATCAATGCTTCCTGCAATATATTTTGAAAAAGATTCAGATGAGATGAAGGCTCTTGAAAATACTAAACAAATTGGTGCAGAGTCTCGTGACTTTAGTAATGCTTGGAAAATGTTAAATTATGCTAATAATAAAGTTAAGCCAACATTGTTAGTGCTTATCTCTCAATCACGCAATAATATTAATGCAATGTATACAAGTCAACAGCCTTCTGGTGGACAGGCTACAAAGTTTTATTCATCTTGCATTATAAAACTATTTTCTTCTGAATCAGATAATCAAGCAATTAAAGGTAAGATTAAAGTTGGAGATAAATTAATTGAAGAAAAAACTGGCAGAAAAATTCGCTGGGAACTTCAATTCTCTAAAACTTCACCAGGTTTCCAATCTGGAGAATATGACTTTTATTTCAGAGGTGATGACATTGGGCTTGATACAATTGGCGATCTTGTTGATACTGCAGAGTCAATGGGGCTTGTTAACAGAACTGGTGCTTGGTATCAACTAGATGATGGTACAAAGGTGCAAGGACGTGATGGCTTTATTAATAGAGTTAAGGAAGACTTAGAGTTGCAAGAACAACTTAAGTTAAAAATAATTAATGCTTGATAAAAAGTTTTCTGTATACCCTGGTAAGTTTCCTTGTAAAACTTGTCAAGAAGAAGTAACATCTTTAAGATATTGGATTGAATCAGGGGATGCAACATGGATGTGTTCAAAAAAACATATTTCAAAAGTTGGACTTTTACCTCAAAAGAAAAAGAAAAAGGATTTTATTGATGAGTGAAAAAAATGAATCAAAAAGAATTGGTGCAAAGCAACACAAAAATTCTGGTCGTAATACTCAAAAAGGTGATGCAACTTGGAGAAATTTTGTTGTTGATTTTAAAGAAGCCAATAAATCATTTACTCTAAACAAAGACGTATGGGCTAAAGCCGTTACAGACTCCATACAGGCTGGCAGAGATAAATCTCCTGCAATAGTTGTTGTTCTTGGAGAAGGTAATACAAAAGTAAGACTTGCTATAATTGAAATGAACATGCTAGAACAATTAACAGAGGGGGATAAAAATGTCTGACACAGGACCACAAAAAACAACACTTGATATGGTTAATGGCTTAACAGAAATTGCAGACTATATGCAAGATGAAGAGTTAACCGTTGCACTAACTATGATCGCAAAGATTATTATTAAGCCAGATATTCCCTTGCAGGCTGCTAGTCTTGAAATAGTAAGACTACAGGCTATTGCTGCCAAGATGTCTTTTAAGGCTACTTGGATGGCAAATGTTGATAAATCTGACAGGGCAAAGAAAAATATATATTTTACAGCAGCACAATCAATTAACGATCTAGTATCAGCACTCAAGTACATAATGCGCTAACTGGTATACTTAAATACAAACAAGGGATAAAAATGACAAAAAATTTACTACAGAGCGTTATGATAAAAAGTGTTTCTAACAAGAACAATATACTTAATTCAGATGCCTTAATTGAAAAAATAAAATCTGGATATGTTGTTAATCGTGGACCAAAATTTCAAACAAAGAAAACATTTGCTCCATCAACTATTGCATACAGCCATGGAGAGTGTCCTAGATATTGGTACTTAGCGTTTGACGGTGCTACATTTGAAGATAATGCAGACGCATATGGTGCAGCAAATATGACTGCTGGTACTCTTTCACACGGAAGAATTCAATCAGCAATGATGAATGCTGGAGTAGCAAAAATATTCAGAGATGATGACAATCAACCAACAACAGAATTTAAAATTAGATACGACGATCCACCAATATTTGGTTACGGGGATGCCATGCTTGAGTGGGAAGGCGAAGAAATTGTTGGAGAAATTAAAACAATGCTTAATGAAGGTTTTGAGTATCGTAAAAATTCAATGAAGCCAAAATTAGGACACCTAATTCAATTACTTATTTACATGAAAATTCTTGGTAAGAAAAAAGGTGTATTAATTTATGAAAATAAAAACAATCATGAATTATTAGTTCTTCCAGTTGAAGTAGATGACTATTATCGCCAATGGATTGATAATACTTTTCAATGGATGCGTGATGTTCGCAAGGCTTGGGTAGATCGCACATTACCTACAAAAAATTATCGCTCAAACTCAAAAATCTGTAAAACATGTCCTATTCAACAGGCATGTGCAGATGCAGGAACTGGAGTGATTAAACTTAAATCCCTGGAGGGGTTAAGTGAAACTATGTGAACGATGCGATAATCATTTTGAGCCTAAAGTAAGTTATCAAATTTATTGTGGACAATCATGCAGAGATGATGCAACAAAAGAAAAGATAGCAGAAAGATATCAAATAACTCGCAGACAAAGAAGGATTGGTAAAAAAAGAATATGTCTTGGTGGTTGTGGAGAGCAACTATCAATATATAATGACTCTGGATTTTGCTCTAATTGTAATATAAGTAAAAAAGAAGTAGATAAGATGTTAAAACAATTAAAAGGAATTGTTGACTATGAACAAGACTGGTAAGCCACAAAGAATATGTGCTATTGATGCTAGCACTAACAGTTTTGCATATGCACTTTTTGTTGATAAAGAATTAACACAGTTTGGTAAAATTAATTTTCAAGGCAAAGACATTTATGAAAAAATTGGTGATGCAGCAAGAAAAACATTAGCATATTTTGATGCAGTAATAGAAACAGATGCTATTGTCATTGAGCACACTGTGTTTATGAATAGTCCAAAAACTGCTGCTGATTTGGCGCTAGTTCAAGGAGCGTTGTTAGGGGCTGCTGCCATGTATGGTATTAAAACAATTGGAAAAGTTTCTCCAATTACTTGGCAAAACTATCTTGGTAATAAAAAATTAACAAAAGAAGAACAATTGTTACTTAGATCAAAGAATCCTGGAAAATCAGATTCTTGGTATAAAACATATGAAAGACAGTTTAGAAAAGAAAGGACAATGAAGTTAATTGAAATTAACTATGATAAAATTATTAACGATAATGACATTGCTGACGCTTGTGGTATCGGTCATTGGGCTATTAATAATTGGGATAAAGCAGTAGGATATAATGAATAGAAGCAGTTTTATTTTTAAAGAAGAAGATTCAGAAGTTTTGTTAATAGTTAAAACGTTATGTCCAGAAAAATGGTTATTAATAGATCGTGAAACTGGGCAAACTTATCAAGGAAATCCTGGAGGATTTTGGGATAAACTTAAAACAATCCAGAGGAGCAAAGAATAATGCCAGAGTTAAATGCAAACATACCACCAATTGAATGTTATGTACGTGGTAATTTTTTAAGAGACCAGGAAGATAGTCATGATAAATATTTTCCATGTGTCATCTTTGGCGTATCAAGTATTAAAAGCAGAAGTCCTTTATTTCACTTCTTAATGGAAGATGGAGGAATTTGGTGGAGAATGCCAATCAATGCATTTTGTACAAAACCAGGTGTTCCAGAAGAGCCAATCTACAACCTTGTGCTTTGGAATTCTTTTAGTCCATATATAGCAGTTACAAAATTTGAAAACTTAAATAATATGAGAATGTCATATATAGATAGAAATAAAAATAACGTTGGTGGAAAATATTTATTTACTTTAGATTGGCATAATCCTGAAACCAATATCCTAGATGATGGATATTCAGAAAACCCAGGGCAACATAAATGTGGTCATGTTATTCAAAGAGATGATGGAAATTTTGCAATACAGCCTAATAATCGCATTAGATTAAAAGAACCATCATTTGTAACTAAAAAAGATCTAGTTATTCAAAGACTGATTAATACAAACAAATGGGACGTTGAAAGTTATGATAAATGGGTATTAGAAGATTCAAATGCCTATGACTATGATATTTCTGAGGCGGAAGTTGACAAATAATCTTATGGCTGCTAAACTATATACATCAGAGATTTTTATGCGTAAACGTTATGTTATGGATAAAAAGACTCCAGAAGAAATTGCAAAGGAGTGTGGATGTACAGTAGAGACTGTTTATGTCTACCTTGCAAAGTTTGGATTGAGGAAGTCTAAGCGATGAAACTAAACCCAGTGTTTCCAGATGTTACAGAATTTAGTTGCCAAGACCTGTATCTAAACTCCATTGGCGCACCATCTGGTAATGAAATTTGGAGAACATGTCACGCAATAGCACAAATGCTTATTGAAAAAAATATTGCATATGGAGATTCTGCACTAGACCCTGTTAGAATTTTTAGCAAAGCCGATCCAGCAGAACAACTTAGAGTTAGAATTGATGATAAGTTAAGTAGATTAATGAAGGGCACTGAGTACGTTGGAGACAACGACATTGACGACCTTATTGGATATTTAGTTTTGCTTAAAATAGCAAAGGAAAAAAATGTCAACTGAAAAAGATTTAGTGGATCACCTAGACCAGGTTAATACTGTTGTAACTGAATATTTAAAAGGCAATGATCCAACAGTTATTTCTAAAGAACTTGAAATTCCACGCACTCGTGTTGTCCAACTAATTAATGAGTGGAAGGTTATGGCATCTGCAAATGATGCAATACGTGCTCGTGCTAAAGAGGCTCTGGTCGGTGCAGACACACACTATACAAAACTTATTACAAAAGCCTATGAAGTTATTGATGAATCAAGTTTAACAAGCAACCTAAGTGCAAAAACAGCAGGAATAAAACTTGTTATGGATATTGAATCTAAAAGAATGGACATGTTGCAAAAGGCTGGCCTTCTTGAAAACAAAGAACTTGCAGAAGAAATGATTGAGATTGAACGTAAACAAGAAGTTCTTGTTGGAATACTTAGAGACATTGCATCTTCTCATCCAGAGGTTCGTGATATTATTATGCATAAACTTTCGGCTATTGCCAAAGAGGGCGAAGTGATTACAGTTGTCCACGATGTTCAATGATTTTTTTGAAGTACTTAAAGAAAATCACTTTGTTGAAAAACCTGTTGATGCAAAAACATTTGTTGAGTCTCCAGAATATTTAGGTCAGCCACAACTATCTTCAGTTCAATATGACATTGTTGAGGCAATGAGCCAGATTTATCGTAAAGAAGATTTACAAGAACTTTATGGAAGCGTAGAAGGATTAAATTATTTTAATAAATATACAAAAAATGAAATTATTCTTCAACTTGGCAAGGGTAGCGGTAAA